CACGATACTGAGATTACAATTCTCAAGCAAACCTCTGGCGAACTTAAGAAGGAGCACTAGATGGAATCCGCAGCTAGATTCGACAGGCTGGAAGCTAAAATTGATAAACTAGCTGATGCTATGATCAAACTTGTAGAGATAGACACCAAGATAGACGGTCTGCTTCTACATAACAATACACAGGACACTCGTTTAAATAGACATAGTGAAGTGATTGATGAACACGCCATAAAGCTTGCAGTGGTGGTTAAGGCCAGCGGTGCTAATGAATGGTTTGTTCGTCTTCTAATAGCCGCCTTGGTGACAGGGCTAGCCTTTATGATGAGAGGGTAACATGAGTGGATTTAGCGTACTAAGTATGGTCACTGATATCTTTAAGCCTGCCGCTGACCTGATAGACAACTTACACACTTCAGATGAAGAGAAGTTAGAACAGAAAGCAAGGCTACTTGAGATACAGGCTTCAGCCGTAGACAGTGCTACTAAGTACAACCAAGCTATCTTCGAGGGCCAAGCTAAGATTGTAAACTCAGAGGCTGTCAGTGGAAACTGGTTAGCCGCTAGTTGGCGTCCAATCACCATGCTCACCTTCGTGGCTATGGTGATTGCTAAGTTCTTAGGTTACTCATCTCCTAACATGACACCTGAGGACTACAGCCACTTGTGGACTTTGATTGAGATAGGCCTAGGTGGTTATGTCGTAGGGCGTAGCGTAGAGAAAGCAGTTAAGACTTGGAAGAAATAGTGAGTAAAGGAAACAAATGAAAACATATAAGCAGACAGTAAATAACATACTCATACGCCTCAGGGAGCGTGAGGTTGATTCTATTGACGAGAATAGCTACTCCAAGCTCATAGGCTTACTGGTACATGATGCCGTAGAGTCAGTAGAGAGTGCATGGAACTGGTCTAACCTACGGGAAACCTTAACGGTCAACACACAAGCTGATGTATTCAACTATGTGCTTAACGACTTCGGTGACAAGTCCACAGTACTAGATGTAATCAACAATACCAGTAACACCTTCATGAAGTACCAGACAGCACACTGGTTTAACAATCAGTATCTAAACCAGACACCAGCTACAGGCTCACCACAGAACTATGTGTTCAACGGTCTGAACGCTGCTGGTGACACACAGATTGACTTGTACCCTAAGCCTGATGGCGCTTATCAGTTATTCTTTAACATTATCAAACGATCACCTGACGTAGCTAATGACGATGACATCATCAAGGTTCCTGTGTTACCTGTGCAGGCTTTAGCCTACGCTATGGCTCTTGAGGAGCGTGGTGAGGATGGTGGTATGTCATCTGTGTCAGCTAAAGCAATGGCTCATAACTACTTATCTGATGCTATCGCTATTGATGCAAGTAAGCATCCTGAGGAACTGATCTGGGAGGCGGTGTAACTCATGGCTAAACAACTACTAGCGGCCTCCATAGCTGCTCCAGCATTCTACGGGCTAAACACCCAAGAATCTGGAGTAACGCTACAGGAAGGTTTCGCACTACACGCAGACAACTGCATCATAGACAAGTATGGTCGCCTAGGCTCACGTAAGGGCTGGCAGACACTAACTACAGGCAGCACAGGTGTCAACCTTAAGGGCTTATCTAACTTTAAAGATATCACTGGTTCTGATACTCGCTTATCGTGGAATGACACTACGTTCTACACTGGCACTTCAACATTAACTGCTATAGCTCCTACACTAGCCTCAGGTGACTCAATCACTGAAGGCAACTGGCAGACAGCTACACTTAATGACCATCACTACTTCTTTCAACGAGGCAATGAGCCTCTAGTGTTTACTTGTGAGTCAGGTAGTACAGAGTTTGAAGCATTCTCAGAACACGCTCATACTACATCTGGTTGGCCTGAAGCTAACACAGTACTTGCGGCTTATGGTCGCTTATGGGCTGCTGATACGTTGACTAACAAGACTACAGTATGGTTCACTACAGTCCTTGATGGAACTAAGTTCTCTACAGGCACCTCAGGCTCCATAGACATCTCTAGTGTGCTTACGTCAGGTATGGATGAGATTGTAGCGGTAGGTGCTCACAACGGTAACTTGATTATCTTCTGTAAGGATAACATTATCATCTATAGCGATGGTGATAACTTCCAAGGTGGTATGACAACTTCTAACCTAACCTTAGTGGAAGTAATCGAAGGTGTCGGTTGTATTGCTCGTGACTCAGTACAGAACACTGGTGAAGATATTCTATTCCTGAGTAACACAGGTGTACGTTCATTGAACCGAACTGTACAAGAGAAGTCCCAGCCGATGCGAGATATCTCTAAGAATATCCGTGATGATATGATTCAGGCTATCAACGGTGAAGTCTTAGCTAACGTCAAGTCAGTTTACTCACCTACTAACGCTTTCTACCTACTTACGTTCCCAGCGACCAAGCAGACCTTTTGCTTTGACACTAGGCAGACACTAGAGGACGGAAGCTACAGGGTAACCGTATGGCCTGAGTTGACACCTAAGGGTCTCCTCTCGTTAGGGTCAGATCTCTTCTTTGCACAACCTAACGGTATAGCACAGTACAGGGGTTACCAAGATGATGGTGTGAAGTATGAGATGGCCTACTACAGCAACTTCTTTGACTTAGAGATGCCTAACATCAACAAGATCGTTAAGAAGCTATCAGCCACTACGGTAGGAGCCACAGGCCAGACCTTTGCACTTAAGGTTGGTTATGAGTATAGCCCTATTTACTTCTCACAGACCTTCATGCTAACCGCAGGTACTGTCTTTGAGTATGGCGTAGCTGAGTATGGTGCCTCTGAGTATGCAGGCGCAGTATTAGTTAACGAACAATCAGCACCAACACAAGGAGCAGGTAACATTATTCAGATAGGTTTCACTACTGACATCAATGGCACTGCAATGTCACTTCAGAAAATATCAATCTATGCCAAACAAGGTAAGGTACTTTAACTATGTCTAATTACATCAAAGCAACAAACTTCGCATCGAAGGATGCCCTGACTACAGGTAACCCCCTTAAGACCGTAAGTGGTACTGAGATTGATGATGAGTACACAGCTATTGCCTCTGCTGTCAACTCAAAAGCTGACTCCAGTAGCCCTTCTCTCACAGGCACACCTGTAGCCCCTACAGCTACCGCAGCAAGCAGTAGTACTCAGATTGCCACTACGTCCTTCACACAGGCTGCTATAGTCGCTGGTGTTTCCTCTGTTGTCGCTAGTGCTTTAGCTAATGGTATTGCGATAGATGCTACGGAAGCTTCCATTGTAGCTACTGATGCCGTGGTAGCCACTAAGGCCCCTATAGCCTCACCAGCCCTCACAGGAGCCCCTACAGCGCCTACACAGTCAACTAGTGACACAAGTACTCGTTTAGCTACTACGGCCTTCACACAGGCTGCTATAGCCGCTGGTGTTGCTTCCGTGACCTCAAGTGCAGCAACTAACGAAACTGACATCACAACTGCTAACACTGCTATAGCCACTAAGGCTCCTCTAGCCTCTCCTGCGCTTACAGGGTCACCAACAGCGCCTACACCAACAGCAGGTAACTCTAGTACCCTTATTGCTACTACAGACTTCGTTAGTACTGCGGTGAGTAGCTTGATAGATTCTTCCCCTGCTACGTTGAACACCCTTAACGAGCTTGCAGCGGCCCTAGGAGATGATCCTAGCTTCGCTACTACTATTACTACCAGTATTGGAACAAAGGCTCCTACGGCCTCTCCTGCCCTTACAGGCACCCCTACGGCCCCTACGCAGTCTGTAGGCAACAACAGTACACGTTTAGCTACCACAGCTTACGTAATGGCTGCTAGTCCCACCTTGGGAGTCAATGGTGTTAATGTTAATGGCACCTTAGCTACTGGTCGTACAATCTACGTAGACACTGATGCTCCAACTGGAGGAGCTAACGGAGACATCTGGTTTGAATATTAAAACTAAAGTAGGTGGCAGTTGGGTAGACCCAGTACCTCACGTTAACGTAGGTGGTACATGGACTAAAGTTAAGAAAGCATACGGCAAGGTAGGAAGTACTTGGCAGCAGACATATGAATATGAATCGGTATATACCTTTGCGAATGGAGTGCACACAAGCGTTGACTTAGATGCACTTGGTCTGGATAGGTATCACGATGTTCGTGTTGTCATCCCTTCGGGTGCTTCATTGGTTGCTTCATCCACAAGCACTTACGCTTTAAAGACAGGCACAAGTCATGTGGCTAAGTTGACCATAGAAAACAATGGTGTTATCTTAGGTCGAGGAGGCAACGGAGGTAACGGTGGTTTCGGTTACTCTTACAACGCAATAGCTAATGCCACTAATGGTACTTCAGGCGGTATAGCAGTCCACGTTGAATCTAACATAACTATGATCAATAATGGTACTTTAGCTGGAGGAGGCGGAGGTGGCGGTGGTGCTGCTGGTGCTGTGCACGTAGGTACTGCTTACTCAGGTGGTGGCGGAGGTGGCGGAGGTCGTCCTTATGGCTCTGGAGGCAATGGAGGCTCCACGACACACTCTGGTTCTAATGGAGCTACAGCTACTTTGACTTCCCAAGGTTCAGGAGGCGGAGGTGGCTTTGATGGCACTACAGGCGGAGGTACGGGTGGTGCAGGCGGCACTGTAGGTGCGGCAGGCTCATTAGGTGGCGCTGTAGTAGGTGCCCATAGTGGCGGCGGTCATGTCATCGAATCGTCAAGAGGAGCAGGAGGCGCATCAGGCGTTACCTACCACAACCCTAGTAACTTTACAATATCTTAAAGTAATTGTCGAAAGAGCTTGACACCCCTCCCTAGTTCTGGTATAATATACCTAAGAACAAAGGAAATTACTTTATGAATTATTAAAGAACATACTAAAGTGTCTTAAGTATACTTAGGCACCTTAGGTTCCAACAGAGATATAATATATGTCATATACAATTACATTCCTTCCAGCAGCAAAGAGGACAGCATAATGCCACCACCTAATGGAACAGTGAAAGACGCCAAGAAGTTCTCAGGTCTTAAAGGGCCTACAGCAGGCGCTAAGAGTCAAACAAGAAAGCAGGTCAGCGTTCAGAATAAGATAGACACACAGAATTTTACACCTAAAGCACCTGACTCCAAGTTAGGTTGGTTAAGTGCTGCTGCAAACCCTGTAGCCGCTGCCGTTAAAAGTATAGGTACTTCCTTCTGGGATCAAACGAAGTACGGCATGAATGATGCAGCTCAAGCACGTTATGACGCACACACCCCTATAGAGATAGCTAATATGTCTCCACAGCAGCGTGTGCAGGCAGCTAGGTCATATCAAATGGCTAACCAATTACCTCACGCTATGAATGATGTACAACGTCAGGCAGCAGGTCTCCCTCCAATGGCTCGTAGTATGGGCCCTGAGAGCGTAGCAGCACAGCAAGGTGGCGGTGGTATGTTAGCGCCTAATCCAGTCCTAGGCGGCAACGTGGGAGTACCTAGTACACCTTTACCTGTAGAGCCTCCATCTTGGGCACCACAACCAATGCCTGTAGGCGGTGAAGCGCCAGCATGGGCACCTACACGCGGTGGAGAGACAGGAGCACCATCTTGGGCACCACAGGCTTATGCTCCTGAGGCTCCTACGTCTTCTCCTGTAGATGTACCTTCCTTATTTGCAGCAAGCCAAGGTGATGCAGTAGCAACCCCTCAAGGCGCGGCGATCCCTACAGGCAACCCTAATTCTGGTACATTCAAACCTGTGACCTTCCGTTCAGGCACTGGTACTTCAACCTCTGATGCAGACGGTATGACTACCTCTCTAGCTGAACCTTACTCAGGCCTTAGCAGCTTAGTTGGTGAAGGTACAGGTCTACTAGGCGCAGCAGGTGCACAGTCACAGAACGCTCCTGACCAGTTAGACACAAGCTTCAACACCAATGATCGTGCTCAAGAGTTGATGACACAACGTAGTGCTCTACTGGAACCTCAGTTTGCACAGCAACGTGCACAAGCTCAGGAAAGTATGTTTGGCTCAGGTCGCTTAGGTCTACGTTTGTCAGGTGAAGGAGTAGGTGCTGGTGCAGGCATGGTACAACCAGATGCCTTTGGAATGAATCAAGCTCAGTCACAAGCAATGGCGCAACTAGCCGCACAGTCATCTCAGGATGCCTTTGGTGAAGGAATGCAACGTGCAGGTATGGACTTGAATCAGTTCGGAGCTAACCAGAACGCACAACAGCAGCAGTTCGGTAACATGATGGGTGCTGGTCAAGGTATGCTTCAAGCTGGTATGCAAGGTGCTTCACTTGAGCAGTCAATGGCTCAACAGCAGATGGCAGCACAGCAGCAAGCTCAGAACTTCGGTTTAGCTCAGCAGAACTTCGGTTTAGCACAGCAGGGCCAAGCTCAAGACTATGGTTTGAACCAAGCTCAGTTCGGTTTAGCTCAGCAAGGACAAGCTCAGGACTATGGCTTGAATCAGCAGAACTACAGCTTAGCGGCTAGAGGACAAGCACAGGACTTCAACCAGCGTCAGTCAGCCCAAGATCAGAACTATGGTCTACAGCGTCAACAGCAGCTACAGGACTATGGTATCAACCAACAGAACTTTGGTTTAGCCCAGCAGCAACAGTTGCAGGACTACGGCTTCAAGCAGCAGAACTATGGCTTACAACGTCAGCAGCAGCTACAGGACTACGGCTTAGCTCGTGAAGGCTATGGTATACAGAATAAGACTGTAGATCAGAACTACTTATTAAGTAAGGAACAGAATGACATTGCCCGTATGATTGGTCAGTCTCAGGTGAATAAGAATAACTATCAACCCGATCCTTGGTTAACAGGATTGACAGGTATCGCCAGTGGCTTCTCAGGCACTGCGGCAGGTAGCGGTTGGTTATCTAAAATATTAGGAGGTTAAGAGTATGGGCGGTTTATTCACAAGTAACACAAGCGTTCAGGATCTATTAGAGCAACGTAGCCAACGGTCTACTAATCTACAGCAGCAGCTAATGCAGCAAGCCTCTCAAGGGGCGCGTGACCCTGCTAAAGCACAAGCAATCAGTATGTTAGGTTCTACCTTTGGTCGTGCCCTCGCTGGTAAAGTGGGAGGAGCTGATGAGCGTATGGAGAAGCTTAAGGCTGACGAAGCACAACAGGAGCTCATGCGTAAAGAATATGGTGCTGCACTGACAAGTGACGACCCTAAACTGAAGATGGATACAGCTCACAAGCTAATTGATCTTGGTTATGTGGAGTATGGTGGCACCTTACGTGCTGAGGCCGTTAGTGACGCTAACGCAGTGAAAGCAGCAGCGGTTCAAAAGGCCTCGGCTATTGCAGAACAAGAACGTAGAGAGAAGCTTATAACGGTAGCAACTGGCTTAGGTCTAAAGGATACAGCAGCACTCTTGCAAGACGGTGGTGACCTAGAAGAGGCTGGTAAGGCCATAAGAGCCCAAGAAAAGCTTAAGGTGTTACAAGGCGGTAATCGTAATTCTCGTGCCTTGATGGCTAAGCAATATGGCAAATCAGAAGCGTACATCAAAGAGGTGCTTAACGGTAAGCATGATACTGTTACTGATGATATGTTCCTTAAGGTCTTAGAAGGCAAGGAGGCGAAGCTTACCAATTACATGAATAAGGCAGGCAACTCCCAGCTATACCGAGTTGATGCACAAGGTAAGGTCTGGAACCCTAATAGCTCTTCATGGGTATTCCCTAGCGAGTTAGGTTTATCGGCAGCACCTCAGCAGACACAAGAAGTTATGTCTATGTTTGACCAAGTAACAACTGCTTTGGTAAGTGCCGATATTACGAATTATCAAGAGTTGAACACCCAAGCTAATGATGCGTTAGGGGGTCTTGACATTAACTATAACTCACAAAAGATCTTAGACGAAGGTATCATTAGCGGCAAGTTCTCTGAGGTTAGAATAGGTCTTAATAAGGCGTTAATAGCGACAGGCATGGCAAGTGAGGAGGCTGAAGAGATTACAGCTAACTCGGAAACCTATATGGCTTATCGAGGAAACGCGGTAGCTAACATCATCAAAGCCTTTGGTGCAGGTACAGGATTATCAGACGCCGACAGAAACTACGCTGTGTCGATGGCAGGTGCTGGTGTGACGATGACTGAAGGTGCAATGCAGAAGCTCTTAAGGTTAGAGCGTCAGATGTATACGTATCAGATCAAAGAAAATAACAAAGTAGTTAAGCGTATGGTAGACCGTATCGAAGGCACTGACGTAGAGAAGCAAGAGATGGCGCTGGCCTTCTATATAGCTGAGCCTACGCCCTATGAGCCTAAAGTAGAGGAAGCGCCTGTCCTAACATGGAACGCAACAACGGGGAAATTTGAATGATCACTCGTAAAGGCCCTGACGGCAAAACATATCAATTCAACGATGGAACTAGTGAAAAGGAAATGGCCGCTGCATTCACCTCTGTCTACGGTGACCCTGCTCCTGCGCGGACTCCGTATGTCGCTAGTCAGACACCTTATGGAGAGATTGCAGATGACTTAGGTGCTACTGCTGGAGCAGCGGTGGATAACGCAGGTACAGTAATGGATAGAAACCAAGCGGAGTTAGGGTCTGTTGTGACCGAGAGAGGCAACGAAGGTATGTCTCCTACTGACTCTTTGTTTGGTGCTCGTGAAGGCTCAGGCATCATGGCTGCCCCGACCTCTCAAGATGCTCGTCCACAGAATATGCAAGAGCTTGCGGCACTTAACGTAGCTGAAGGTGTTATCCCAGCAGGTATTGAGATGATAGGTGGCGCAGTTGCCGCCGCTGCTAAAGTACTTAGTAATGTCACCCCTGACTACATAGAGAACCCTGCTGTTAACGCTGCGCTGGACATAGGTAATGCTATTGTAGAGAGCCCTTTGATGCAGCAAGGGATTGAGTTAGCCAAGGAGAACTACCCTAAGTACCTTACATGGGCTAAGGCTAACCCTTTCTACGATAGAGCTATTAAAGCAACCTTCAACATGACTGCTTTAGCGACTAAGACCCCTGTGTCTTTTATAGGTAAGCTGGGGGATAAGGCCTTAGAGTCAGGAAACAAGTCTTCATATAAGAATAGACGAAGAAACGTAGAGCAGATGCTTGAGCCTCTTCATCCTGAAACTAGTGACATGACTCAGACCATGACACCTACTCGAACAGAAGGTCTCTTGGGTCGCATAGTTCCTAACTACAATGACTCAGCTAATGAAGTAATTGATATTACAGCTTTAGTTCCTAAGCTTAAACCTAACGGAAGCTTTAGTGATTCACGTAACGTAATCTATGGTGAAATAACAAGTACAGCTAAAAGACTGAGAGCTGATATAGTTAAAGCAGGTAACCCTATGGTGGCCTCTGATCTCACAGAACGGCTAGAGGATGCGGCTGATCACTTGAAGGAGGCTACGGGTTATTCCTTAGCAGGAGGCACACTCAAGTTTGCTGATGATCTTATGAAGACTGCAATACGTTTTGTTAAGGAATCGGACGGCACAGCAGCAGGTATACTTGATGCCCGTAAGGAGCTTGATAAGTTCATCAGTAAGCATCAACCTGAAAGTTTAACACAGGACTACATAAACAGTAAGACGAAAGCTGTAGCTGAGATACGCACACTGTTGAATGAGGCTGTACAGGAGGCCGTTCCTGACGTAGACGTTAGTGGTTTGCTAAAGAAACAGCACAAGCTCTACAGGGCATGGGATGTGGTAGGTGACAAAGCTGTCAAAGAGAGTCGTCTAGCTATTGGTCGAACCTTTAACCAGATCGTTAGAAATAACGTAAGTATGCCTTCAACACCAATGTCTTTAGCTTACACAGCGACAGGCACAGGTTACTGGCTAGCTTCTGGTAATGGACTGTTTACAGTAGGTGCCTTGGGAGCTGCAACAGCAGGAGCCATTGGTTACAAAGTAATGACAGGCCCTAAGCTGCGTCAGACTGTAGGTTGGTTACTTAAAGGTGTCAACGGAACCTTGAAGAAGACAAAGGCTGCTGATGTCGTAGAGCAACTAAAAGCTGATCGCCTGATACTTATTGGTGTCTTGAGTGATCTTGAGAAGGAGGCCGATAGACCACCTTTGTTGAGTGCAGCCTCTCGTTAAACCATAGGCAACAAAAAGCCCCTAGGCGTCATTAAGATACCTAGGGGCTTTTTCGTTACTGCTTAGCTACATTCCTTCTGTCCTGTCTCCCAGTTGATAAAGCAAGCTTCTACTGTAGGCTCTTGCTCAATCTGCTCTTCTAGGTCTTCAATGGCCTTGTCATTCAAGATACCATATCGCTTACCGCCTGAGTTGAACGTGGTGCAACCTTTGCAACCTTGTTCCCATGCTTTGATATAGATACTCTTAAAGTCTTCCCAAGGCATATCAGGTGAACAGTTGATTGTCTTGCTCACTGCACTATCCACATACTTAGAGCTTAACGCTAAGACACTCAAGTGTTCATCAGCAGTACAATCGTTGGCCTTCTTTCCTTTCACTCCCCACGTTCGGTAAGCGTAGTCCAGTACCTCTTCAATGATTGGGCCATCCTCTGTCTGGATAGTTCTATCGTAGCCATAGCTAAATACAGGCTCAATACCGCCGCTAACATTGTCTGCGGTGAGGCTGATAGTGCCCGTAGGAGCAAAGCTAAGCAGATGGCTATTACGTATCCCATACTTCTTAATTCCTGCTTTAACGGTTTCTGGTAAGGTCTTAATGAACTCACCCTGTAAGTACTTCTCTGCATCAAACAACGGGAAAGCTCCCTTCTCTTTAGCTAGCCCTACCGAGGCACGATATGTCTCGTCACGAATAACCTTAAAGATGTCTTCTGCTACTTCTAGGAACTTAGGTGAGCCATAAGCAAACCCTAGTGCCTCAAGTGCATTGGCTAGACCAGTAACACCTAGACCCATACGGCGCTTAGCTACACTCTCTTCTGCTTGTGCTGGCAAAGGGAAGACAGTGTTATCATGAATGTTGTCCATTGCACGAGTAACGATAGGTATGTCCTGCATTAGCTGAGCAAAGTTAAAGCTCCGTGTACCTTCATCATCAAAGTCCACGTACTTCACTAAGTTGTAGCTACCAAGCAAACAAGCACCATTAGACGGTAGAGGCTGTTCACCACAAGGGTTAGTAGCTTCAATGGTCTCACAGTACCACAAGTTATTCATCTGGTTGATACGGTCAATAAACAAGATTCCTGGTTCTGCCCAATCCCATGTGCTTCGCATGACCATTTCCCACAGGGCTGGAGCAAAGACTTGCTTGTACACCTTACCTTCAAAGGTCAAGTCAAACATCTTCTTGTCACGTACACACTCCATGAACTCATCAGTAACACCAATGGAGATATTGAATGCCGTAAGCTCAGTGCTATTCTGCTTAGCATGAATGAACTCTTCAATGTCTGGATGGTCTACACGTAGGACGCCCATCTGTGCCCCTCTACGGTGTCCTGCTGAGCTTACTGTCTTACATAGGCTGTCATAGATACGCATGAAGCTAATAGGCCCTGAGGCTTGACTACCTAAGCTGACAATCAAGGAGCCCTTAGGACGCAAGCGAGAGAAGTCGTAGCCGATGCCACCGCCCTTACGCATAGTCTTACCAGCTTCCTTAGCAATATCCATGATTGAATCAAAGTTATCTTCGATGGGTGAGCTAACGAAACAGTTGAATGCTGTGGTAGCTGTAGGCGACCCAATGGCTAACTGTGTACGTCCACCGCCCATGAAGCGTTGCTCTAGCAAGATATCACGTAGCTTACGGAAGTGCTCTTCATCATCAGCTAAGGTACTAGCAAAGCGATTCTGTGCTTCCTTGAATGACTCACCTTCCATACGATACTTAGTTGCGTGTACTTCTTGACTGATCTTAGTCTTAGGCCCTTCTACTAATGCGTTCATTATAGCTCCACTCCGTTCTCTAGTTTCCATACAAAGTAATCTTCTGCGTACATTAGATCCTTAAGTATTGTTTCAATGGCAACCACTGATCTAAGTACCTCGCACACATCAGCATAGTCTAAAGTAAAACACTCAATCTCATTAGCGTATAACTCATTCTTAAGATCATTATGCACTCGGCCTAAGTAGGCTACTGTAATCTCTTCCATCTGTACATCTTTAAGCTTAAGTTCCATCATTGTTTTCTTCTCTTTAGTATTATGTTGCACTTTATAGCGCATATTAGTGTTACTTTACTACATTTTACTGCGCTCTAGCTTTCTCTCGTCTACCCATTTAGCTATCTCAGCGTTGGCAGGAAAGTGACTTGAAGTATATGACCACGCTTCCTCAGGGTCTAAGAACACCTCAGGACACACTGTGCTCTCACACCAATCCTGTGGGTGCCTACGCTTAAGCATAAGAAGCCTCTTGATACCATAATCATATATTTCATCAGTCACCGTAGGGTGTTCATCAATGTTATACGAGTATCCAAAGATTAAGACCAGCTTCTGTTCCCACTCAATCATCTCTTGTACTTCTTTATCAGCCATCTACTAATGCCTCCCATGATATAGGATACAGTGGTCGCACTATCTTGTCAACCATAGAGGCTAACTCTTGTATCTCTACTTGAGCATGAGGGTCACTGCGCTGCTTAACCATACGAGCAAAGGCTGCTAGTGAGCCAGTGATGTAGTAGCTGGTGTACATGGACTGTGGTAAGACCATACGTGCTTGCTCTGGTGCTACATTGTCATCCTCAAGGAGATACTTATAAGCTAGTAAAGCTGTTTTTGTAGCCTCTC